CTCACCTACGCGTTCACCAAACCCATCGCCCCCACTGAATACTCCCGCCTCAAGACAACCCTCAAGAAGTCTACAGCTGGATATGGAACTGCTTTGAGTGCTTCGTATTTCATCACACAGGGGGCTGACCAAGGTGTATCGGCCGTTTTGGGAGCCGCCGCCTCGTACGCGTACGTGTCCCTTCTATCGGATAGGGTGGACAAGTTTGAAAATTCGGCAATTCAGAAGGAGTTCTTGGCACCATTGTGTGCCGCTGCTTTTGAAGTGTCGTGGAATAACGCACCTTTCGCGTTTGACTTTGATTACGGAGCTACTTTCGTGGGGTTTCTCGCTTACAAATTTGCCCTCACCACAGTCCTATATGAGACTGTGAGGGAGATGATGATTGGAGACAGCGAAGCCTTCTATGACACCGAGGAGAAGGTCTACAACGACCTTAGCGAAGACGACGAAGTTCCCGAGCAATACGCATCACTGCACGAGGAGACGCTTGGTTGATCATCCTCCGGCCAGCCGCATTCATATAAGAAACACGTTTATCTATCATATTTTTAACGTTAGCCCTGGCACGCGCAACAGCGGCTGGCTTGGGTCTGGGTGGGGGAATCCTGGTGGTCATATTCCTCATAAAGTTGGCGACAATCTTCTTATCGAGAGCCTTCTTTTCCGCACGCTTCTTGGCAGCGGCACGCTTCTTAGCAGCATCAGGGTACAGCTTCGCGAGGGGGATGTTGTTCATAGGAGAACTCTTGGCACGCGACCTGATGGCACCACAGAGCTCACTGACAGTCTTCTTCTCGGTGTTGATGCCATACTTCTTGGCAACCTTCACCACCTCATCCTTCTTGTAGAGACGGCACTTCTTACGTCCGATTTTGAGATCACCCGCCTTGTCTACAGAAACGAGTACTGGAGTCATTGTTTGATATTAGTCGAGAAAATTATTGGTCTTTATTAAAAGGAAGATGGGTGTCCTAATCTTCTATGTGTATTTACTCACACGTCTCACGAGAAAACCCAAATGGAAAAAAACCAAAGCCAAAGCCAATTGGATTTAATTCATCACACCAGTCTGAAGGAACATATCAATCTTAGCAGCGATAGACTTACCAATACCCTTCACCTTCTTGGGACCCTTCGCGAGTTCCTCACCACTCGTCACTTCATAGTCCAGGTTGCGGATGACTTCAGCAGCCTTCATGTACGCACGAACCTTGAAGGGGTCTTCGAGGTCTTCAGCATAATCTTCGAGAGCTCGTGCGACTTCCTCGTTAGTGGAAGCACCCTTCTCGAGCCTCTCGAGCTTCTGCACCTTACCAGTCGAGAGGAACTCGTCGATGACATTCGCGATGCTTTTACCAATACCCTTCACCTTCTCAGGACCCTTCGCGAGTTCTTTGCCACTGGTCACCTTGAATGGAAGCTGGTCGATGATATTGGCAGCGTGGTCGTAGGCCGCACTTTTGTGCTCATCCTTTTCATAGTAGGCGAGACTGTCGAGCACATCGGCCAACTCACTGTTGTAAGAAATGAAAAACTCGTCATCAGAGTCCGACTCCTCAAGAATCTGTCCCTCCGTGGATGCGATCGATTCAGAGTCGTCAAAGTACTCGTCGAGGAACTGGTCAACCTTGGAGGCGATACTCTTCCCGATACCCTTAATCTCGAGAAGGCTCTCACCATTGTGCACCTCAAAGTCAAGAGTGGCAATGATGTCCGCAGCCGTGTTGTACGCCGCAGCCTTGTAAAAATCGGAGGTCATGTCACCGAGTTCCTTCAGGTGCTTGGCAATCTCCTTGTTTAGGGAGTGTGTCTTGGTTCGAGCAGTCGTCTCGAAGAGGGACTTCGAGTTGAGTTTCTCGAGAGTGGCTTCAGACTTTCGGTAGAGTTCCTTGAGCTGTTCGTTCTCCTTCTCAAGCTCCCGGATGTATTCGAAGATGGTAGTAGAGTTCATGTTTATAAATGATGTACATTTGACGTGACTCTTCTTTACTTAGGTTTTGATATTAAAAAAAAAGACCTATTAAACTAATATGATACACACCATCGTGCGTCCATGCATGATGATAAAACGAAAGAGGATACAACTCTCTCGCGAAGTTGTTCGCGATTTGAAAGATGTGAGTAAGTTATCTTCTGCCAAACAGTGGGAATTTGCCGGCAATGTTAAGTATAAAAACTTCGATTTCAGTAAACCAGATATTGCTACATCAAAAAAACATAATCGAGTTGAATCTCCGGAGATTGAAAGAGTTTGGTATTCGGAAATATCGTTTCATACACACCCTGGTATCGGTCATCACGATGGAACTATATGTCAGAATACACCGGTGTTTACGACGCTACCAAGTAACGCAGATTTTGAAGCTTACATCAAGGGGTTCCCTGTTATGCAGGTCAATATAATCTGTGACGCACATGGATACTACGTCATAGATATACTTAATTCATCATACAACAGAGTTGTTCCTTTACCAGAGGCTGTATACGAATACATGAGAAAGCTACGTACTACACCGTTCATGCGTATCAATGTATTCTCAGATAATGGATGTGAATACTTCCAGACAACCATAACAAACTGGAAAAGAGAAATCAACGAAAAGGTTGATCCAGAGATGATAGAACTTTTCGGGATATCGATCCGTTATTATGGATACGATGACGATCCTCCCATCGTCACGGTCTATCGGGATATAGACGTAGTATAGCATCCTCTAATTCATCCACCTCGTACCATGCCCAGTGACACTCTGATGAATCCTTGTCCAGTTTACAGGTCTCCTGTGCTTCTTTTATCGCTTCCGTGAAACGCAAACGAAGTCTCAGATTTTCCTTAATTGGTTGTACCTCTGATACACTTGGTCGTCTATACATACCTTCAAGAACATTTCGACGCGTCTTTGCCAATTTTATCTTGTAAAGATTATTTTCAGAAAAGGTTGCCACACATCTCATACTTTATGAAGCTATTAAAGTTTTAAGTGTATTCGTTTATAAAGACATGTTTACTCTCAAAACGATATCCACACGCCCACTTATCCGTACAAAGGCTCAAAAGAATGACGAGTTTATCCAGCCGACTGATGCACCTGGTGAAGGGAAACGACGCTTTCCATCCATGGATGAACCAGAAGAGAAAGTTGTCATGAATCCCATAAAAAGGTTTCTAATGAACGTTTTCAACATCAAGGAAATTGATCATGAAAAGTTCCGAAAGGAGAATAAGTGGGCCATTAAGCCTCCACGGCAAGATTGAAGTTTTTATCCATCTTACCCAGCGAAATCTTACCCTCGTCGACGAGTTGCTTGATTTTTTTTCCAACCTCGAGATTATCTTCCCATACCTGATCGTTTCTGGGATCGTCGGGTAGTCTGGGCATGTGCATCGTGAAGGCGACCATCTTCTTATCCATAGGTAGATCCCTATCTTGGATGATACGTAGGATGTGTTTCGGAATATTGGACGGATCCATTTTTGTTTATATTCAACTTTGTTCTTTAAACAACTAAGTCGGGCATCTTCATTCAAAAAGTAACTATGACCACTACGATCAAGGCCGACCCCGACTACTATGTGCTCTCCCTCGAGGATCTTGACAACGGTCAAGTTGTCCTCTCCAAGCACCCCGTGATCGCTTTCAAGATCATGCCTTATTATGAAGACTGTAAATTTCTCTCGATTCCAATCACAGTCACGGATCTCCCCCGTGTCCAAAAAGCTACACTTTTGACCCCAGATGACATGGTATATGAAGATCAGTGCCATGCATGTGATTTGGATACCCATCTCGAGTGTCTCAGAGAACGCTACGGAGACCGACTCGAGTTTCATGTGAGCATGAATACATCTACCCCGTAACCCAACTCCTTCACCACTGGGTCGTTTCGGTAGTCCTCTTTGTAATAAACCTTTTTGATTCCACTACTCGCTAGAGCCTTGTAGCAGTTTAGGCAAGGATAATGTGTCACGTACGCCACACAATCATCAATGGAGGCACCCCTCTTCGCCGCATCCGTGATTGCGTTAATCTCTGCATGAATCGTAGCCTGTTCGTGTCCATCCCTCACGATGGACTTATGTTCGCACCCACCTAGAAATCCGTTGTAGCCCATACTGATGAGCCTATTGTTCTTCACGAGGACGCACCCCACCTTCAGTCGCTCACATGGAGACCTGACGGATGCGAGTTGAGCAGTCTGCATGAAGTAGTCGTCCCATGAGATTCGGGAAGTCATATGTACCTAAGTCGCTTAGAGACTTTAACTTAATGTGTGTTAAGATGGGTAAATATGATCGACCAAGTTTAATAGAGTTTTGTGATAACAACGCCGTTGTCTTGGATGTCATACCAGACAAATGTAATCGCGAAACAAGAGTTAGTGGTCAATGTCTAATCGAAAATTGTGATGGTCATTTTGAAAAAAGTATTAGGCGATTACTTGATGAAAGTGGGCCCCACTGTAAAAACTGTTCCACGAAAAACGGTCACTTGAAAAGGGTTCTGAAAATGGACTATCGCTTTAATAAAAAACATATAACAAAGTTTTGTGAAAAAAATGGTGTTGTATTGGATGTTATACCAGACAATTGTAATCGTAATACCCGTGTCAATGGTCAGTGTCTAACAGAAAATTGTGACGGCAGGTTTGAAAAAAGTATTGGAGGATTATTAGACATAAGTGGATCGTATTGTGACATCTGTACCGCAGAAAATACAAACAGAAAAAAAGAAGAAACGAATATGAAAATTCGGGGTGTGTCAAATCCTTCACAAAGTGAAGAAGTCAAACAAAAGAAGGAAGAAACATCTATGAAAAATTGGGGTGTGTCAAATCCTTCACAAAGTGAAGAAGTCAAACAAAAGAAGGAAGAAACATCTATGAAAAATTGGGGTGTGTCATATACAATGCAAAGTGAAGTAGTCAAACAAAAAGCACAAGAAACAAGTATAAAAAACTGGGGTGTATCACATCCTCTAAAAAGTAAAGAACTCAGAGCTGCAGCATTTGAAACAAACATGTCAAAATATAATACACCATATCCTACACAAAATCAAGACGTCAAACAAAAAACACAAGAAACAAATATTAGAAAATTAGGTGTATCATATCCTATGCAAAATGAACATGTGAGAAAGAAAAGTAAACAAACATGTATTGACAAGTACGGCAAACCATTCCCGACACAAAGTGAAGAAGTTAAACAAAAAACGAGGGAAACGAATGTAGAAAAATGGGGTGTTAAATGCACTTTACAGTCTGAAGAGGTGATAAAAAAGATTGAAGAAACGTGTCTACAAAAATATGGTGTGCGAAAACCGTTACAAAATCCCGAGATTTTGGAGCGTACCCAGAAAGCTCTATTTAAACGAAAACTATATATAACACCTTCTGGTAAAGAGTGGTATTTACAAGGGTATGAACCCTTAGTTGCACCAAAAATAATAGAAGAGTATGGAGAAGAAAATATAACACCAGACATCAAAATCGTTCCACGCATACCATGGTTCGATGAAGATGGAAAGGAACATTACTATTTCTGTGATTTCTATGTAGACTCACATAAACTTATTATAGAAGTAAAGAGTGATTATACAGAAAAACTAAACGCTGATAAAATCCAGAGAACTCGAAAAGCAAGTAACGAACTTGGTTATGATTTTCGACTTATCGTGTTGAATAAAGATGGTGAATGGGTAGAAGACACTACTACCGCAAATCAGCGTCAGCCGTGTAGTACGTCTTCCCCTTTGTGACGAAGCTGTGTACCCTCGCGTAGCCCCACGCCTGTGGAGAGGCTCCCGGACGATGCCCGGTTCTCCACGCGGCGAGACCCCTATTGTAGACCGTCTTGAGGGTCTTCAAAGGCACGCCAGTAGCCTTAGCAATTTCAGGGAGAGATTTGACTCCTGGGTACATCTTTCTAAACTTTTGCGTGTAGGAAGAAGTCTTTGTTTTCTGTCCCTTGTCCGTCTTGAAATCTTTGTAGTCTCGCTTGAGCATCTTTTTGTAACGGGTCTCGACCTCCTTGAGGGTGGTGAGCCCCCTGAAATATTTAAGGGGTGCGTAGATTTTACCCTCCTTTTTACGCAGTTCCCCCACCTTCTTGGTAATCTGAGCATCGCTCAGAGGCATCTTACTTTTTCCTGAGATATTTTATAGCCGTCTTTATGTCAGGAAAAACGGTTTGCCCCAATTTCACGCGACCCGTCTTTTGACTAAAGTACCCCTGGTAGCCCTCGAAGACGCAAGTGTGGAAATCACCCATATAAAAATAGCAACATTATTTTAAAAAGGTGGGATGGGACTCTCGATCATCATGGGGAATATGTTCTCTGGGAAAACTTCGGAACTCATTCGGAGACTGAAGCGACTCAAGGTTCTCGGTAAACAAATCATGGTCATCAACTCTGCCAAGGATACACGTTCCCCAGATGAAGTTCTGAAGACGCACGATAATGTCAAGTTCGACTGTCACAAAGTATTCAACCTCATGGAACTCATCGAGAAGCGGGTGTTCGGGGATTCTGAGATTATCGCTATCGATGAAGCACAGTTTTTCCCTGACCTGTACCACTTTGTTGTCTATTGTCTAGGTGCAGATAAGCAGGTCATCATCGCAGGTCTAGATGCCGATGCGTTTCAGAGGAAGTGGGGTCAGGTTCTCGATTGTATTCCCTTGGCGAGTGAAGTCACCAAGCTGTCAGCCTTGTGTATGCGCTGTGGCAACGGTAAGCCTGGTCCATTCACAAAGAGAATCGTTGAGGACACCAAACTCGAACTCATCGGTGGGAGTGACATGTACATCGCGGTCTGTCAGAAACACCTGTAGACGTCTAAAATAAGGACAACCCTCCTGCCTTGACCCCTCTTGACAACCTCGTGATATTTCGCGTGGTCAAAGAGGAAGTCTTCACCTTCACGATGTTCGTGCGCCCCCTTCGTAGTATAGAGTGTGCAATCACCACCACTCTCTATAGTAAGATGATAGCGTAGAAGCCAATTTGATTCAGCACGATGTGGTGGGATGACCATTGGTCCCTCCGCTACAGCAAACATGGCGGTCTCTTTGTGGATTGAGGGAATCTGGTCGATGAGACTTTTTAGCATTGGAAAGTCCTCAACCCTGTAGAAGTAGTACCCATCATTCTTATCGAACCATGCATCTGCTTCATGGAAGAGATGTCGCCTCAGAGTGGGTGAGACTCTCAGAAATTCGTCACGTATCTTCTCGTAGTGTGCCTTGATGAGCCAAAGTCCGGGTGGTTCGGGTGTGGACACGACACTGAGTATGTCGACCAAAGCATTTTGCATACCCATTAGGATACGTCTCGGGTTGTTAAAGTACAGGCGATCTATGGGTGCCTTTAGATAATCATGGAGTACCAAACCCACTGGTACCAGGGCGAGAGGCCACATTAATTTCTTGGTAGATAATAAAAATGCCAGTTTACGGTAAACGTTCCATGTACGCCGCTCCCGAACCCACAGAGGAAGTCGACACCGTCGAGAAGCGCTTCACCATGCCTGCGTTCCCTAAACTGACTATTGTTCAGATTACCCTTGGTGTGACCATTGCCCTCTACGCCTACACATCCCGTAAGATGAACGGTGTTGTCGTCTCGAGCCTTGCTCTCACCGTGGCGCTCCTGCACATATACGACCACATGTACCGTGTGAAGCGTGGCCCCGAGAGCCTCTTTTTCCTCCCCAAGAAGGAGGAGTACGGTTGCAAGAGCTGCATGTAAATTATATTTGTAAAATGTAAGTATGCGCGTCAAGATTATTCGTAGCCCTAACATGAAGAAGAAGTTTAGGGCTGTCTTAGAAGACGGCAGGGCTGTTGACTTTGGTGCCAGTGGGTATTCCGACTACACCAAACACAAGAATCCTTCACGTATGCGTTCCTACGTGTTGCGCCACGGTGGACGCGTCCCTAAACGCACCATAGCTGAGAGAGAACCCAAGAAAATACAGGAGATGATGTTGGACGTGACATCGAGTGACAAGGAGGATTGGAAGAAGAGTGGTATCGACGGGGCTGGTTTCTGGTCCCGTTGGTACCTCTGGAGTTCTCCAACCTTTGAGGGTGCGAAGAAGATCATAACCAGTAAGTTTGGT